AATAGTGAACAGTATGTAATATGGATTTCGACTACCAAATAGACCAACATTCTCAGGATAAGACAGATGCTTAAATTTATATGGGTTGTCTTCAAGTGCTGATAGAGGACCCTTTGTCCGTTCACCCTTAGCTACAGCTTTAGATCCCGCCTCGGAAGGATTGGCCAATTCAATTGCCGCCACGACGCCGCCTGCCACAAGTACTTTGGTGGCGGTGGGATTTTTTTTAAATATGTTTCCTGCTTTTTTGACGACTGTACCGGCTGCACCAATTACCTCTCTTAAACCCATATTATCCCCCCTAATAAATATATAATATATTTATATGTTTTATCAAGGAAAATTCTCGCCACGGAACCCTCAGAAGTATAAAGGCAACCCAGCGAATATCGTCTACCGAAGTAGCTGGGAACTGAGGGTCATGAACATTCTGGATACCCATCCGCAGGTGATCTGGTGGGCCTCTGAGGAACTTCCAATTCGGTATCAGTCGCCTATCGATGGCCGAGAACGAAGGTACTTTCCTGACTTTATTGTTCAGATGCGCCGTAAAGACGGGGCTTCTGCGATCTATATGCTCGAAATCAAGCCCGAATCTCAAACCTCGGCCAGAACACTCCGACGAACCTCAAGAAAACTACGTGAGGAAGCCGCACAGTTGGCGGTCAACCAGGCTAAGTGGACCGCAGCAGATGAGTTCTGCCAAGACCAGGGTTGGACCTTCAAAGTTATCACGGAACGACACCTGAATTTGCTCTAACTTCACTAAATACTACTATGGAAACTTTGATACAACGACTAGCCAAATCACTAGAAAAAGAGGGTCTGAAAGTGGGGTCTTTCAAGGCTCAAACTTGGCTTCGGGAGAAAACAAAATCACTAGCCGTGAATCGTAAATCCCTGATGAAGAATTCGGATCAGACACGAGGTGGGGTGCTGACAGGTCGGATGTTTCACTTTTTCTATGATCCCAAGTTGAAGAAGACACTACCCTATTATGATCGCTTTCCCCTGACGATTCCCATCAAATTTTATGATGATGGATTCCTGGGGATCAATCTACACTATCTCTCCCCCAAAATGAGGATCGCGTTTCTGAATAAATTGAGCGAGTATATCAATAATACGAAGTATGATCAATCGACCAAGTTTCGTATCTCCTATGCGTTTCTCACAAAGGCCAGCGAGCTATCAGAATTTCAGCCCTGTCTGAAACGATACTTAGGCGATCATGTTCGGTCGCAATTCCTAGAGATCGAACCAAACGAATGGGATATTGCTTGTCTGCTCCCCTCGGAGTACTTTGCAAAAAAGAGCCAAACAATGGTCTGGCATCATTCTAAGGAGTTGGTGTAAACTATGGAAAATCAGGAACCAGATTGGGGCGGAGGGGCCGATCCGGATGAATTCGGTGGTCCTGGCCCAGCATTAAAAAACGTAGACTATCCCACTGATGCAGTTCAACCCAGGACGTATGTTCGGGCGTCGGGTGGTATCGATGATTTCCTGAGCCATATTCGGGAACGAGGGACCGCGAAAACCAGTCATTTCGATGTGGGGATTAGTGTTCCGACATTACTCCTGCAAGATAGTAGTGGTAAATTTCAAGGTAATTTGCCCAAGGCGCTCAAGTTTCGTTGTGAGACGGCTGAAATTCCAGGTCGCCAAATTGCCACCACGGATAATAAGATTTTTGGTCCGATCTATAAAGTTCCGTATACGACAATTTACGCAGAAATGACCATGACGTTCATTGAAGTTCAGGATATGTTGATTCGGAAATTCTTTGAAGCCTGGGCTGATATCATTTACGATTCTCAGGTGAACATGGCTAATTATCCCGATGATTTTAAGCTCGATATATTTGTTACCCAGTATGATACCACTGGATTCCCGGGTGCTCTGAATCCAGTGCTGAAATGTAAATTGATCGGGGCGTTTCCGACCAATATCAATCAACTGACTGTCAACTGGGCTGATGATTCCTTGCATAAGCTCGCGGTGACATTCTTTTATGAGCGATATGAAATAATGGAAGATGAAATGGAAGAGCCCATGTTCATTCCATTCACTGAGGATGATTTGATCCCGTATGTCACCAATGATACGATGATCGAATTGCCAGAGGATGAAAAGCTGAACGACATCCAACTCAATTCTGGCGAACGAGCCAATGAGGAAATCGCCAAGATTATGATTGAACTGCCAGAAAATGCCAAGCAGAACGATGAACAACTCAATGGCATGGAACGAGCCAGGGCTGAACTAAAGAATCTGAAAGGCAAGGATTCGGGACTATTGGGTATCATTAAACGATTGAGGGGATTGAGTGGCGGTGGTGAATTCGGAACACTAGATTTCCCTTCGTTTGATCCCAAGACCCTTCTACGAAAAGTTGGTCTTCCAGTACCTGATCTTATTGGTACCACGAATGTTCCTAAACCCTAGATGATGAGGTGATTGAATGAGTTTACCACAAATAACTGTTCCAACGTACGAGATTACATTGCCCTCGGGTACGGAGGTTACGCACCGGGTTTTTCTGGTCAAGGAAGAAAAGCTGCTACTGATCGCACGGGAGGCCGATGATCCTGAAACGATTGTCAATACGGTCAAGCAGGTTATTCAGAATTGTATCGTGAAAGGACCAGCGGTTGATGATTTGCCGATCTTTGATACCGAGTATTTGCTGCTCCACCTTCGGGCTCGATCCACAGGAGAAGTATCAACACTTCGATATCGGTGCGTCAACAAAGATACCGAGGGCAAGACCTGCGGAGAAATTTCTGAATACAAAATCAATTTGCTCGAAGTGGTTCCAATAACATTTCCGTCTCATACAAAAAGAATTATGCTGACTAATGATATCGGAGTCATGCTGAAGTATCCAACAATGAAATCGTTTTACAAAATCTTACAGCACGGATTAACTAGCACCGATATCATTCCCGTGATCTTGCAATGTATTGATTCGGTCTTTGACGACAGCACCGTTCAGAAAACAGAGGGGGTGCCGCAAGAAGAACTTCTGAACTTTATCGAATCTCTGACCGCTGAACAGTTAAGTCGGATGGATAAATTTTTCGATACCATGCCAAAGATTGAGTATACAATTAATTTTCACTGTCCGAAATGCGGATTTAAGCAAGATATTGTGGTTAGAGGCATTGTCGATTTTTTCGGCTAATTTTTGGTTATGATACACTGGAGAACTATTTTCGGACCAATTTCGCATTGGCCAAGCATCATGGATACTCCATTGGTGAATTAGAGAATATGTTGCCCTGGGAACGAGCGGTCTATGTATCATTGATTACACAGTATGTTCAAGAGGAAAATGAGCGCATTCAGGCCAAACGACGTAAGAGATAATCATGCCAGAAGAAAAACCGAAAATCGTTAAGCTCGATAAAGAAACCAAGGCACAGGTTCTTGGTGCCCTGACTGGCATCTCTACACTTCTAAAAGAGAAGAAAGAGAAACCAGTTAGTATTGCCGACAAAATGAGTGAGAAAATTCGCCAGGATCCATCGAGGGGGGTATTCTCGGCATTAGGAGCATCTGTGCGGGAGAAAGCTGGCGAGGGGCTAGAGGGACTTAAAAAGAAACTCGATCCTGTTAATATGATGGAAAGTCTTACTGGAAGCAAGTTGGCAGGAACACTTACCGCGAAAGCATTAGGAAGATTGAAAGCTCCTGAGCCTGAGGATGAACCAAAAACTGAACCTGAGGCTCTTGATGGTTCTGGTGGATTGGGCGGTGGGGCGGCGCTCGATCACATAGCCTCGACCCTTGATGTCATTGCCATTCGTGTTGAAGGTATTGCTAAAACAATGGGAGCCACCAACCCCGCTGAATTTGATGAAAAGGCGATGCGATGGAGAGGTGCTGGTGGAAAGTTCGTCAGTAATGAAGAGGGTGAAACTGAATTTCATATCGCCAAAACACTTGATAGTATTAAAAGCACTCTTGATAAAGGATACAAAGAGGAGCATGACGAAAGAACCAAGAAAGATGCTGCCTCAGGAGAAGACCTAGAAACATCCCTCGAAGCTGGAAGAAAAAAATCGGGCTCTCTTACTCCTGAAAAAGTGGGTGCGGGCGATAAAGACGGTAAGAAGAAGGATGAAGAAAAATCCCCATTCGCAGCCTTTACGGGATTACTCGGTGGAATTGGAGAATTGGGTGCCGCACTGGGCGGCAAAAAGCTTTTAGGTGGATTATTTGGTAAGGGCGGTGCTGAAGGCGCCGAGGCTGCTGCTAAAGGTGGTGCTGAAGCTGCTGCAAAGGGTGGTACTAAAGCTGCTGCAAAGGGTGGTGCTAAAGCTGCTGCAAAGGGTGGTGCTAAAGCTGCTGCTAAAGGTGCTGAAAAAGCTGCAAAGACCGCAACCAAAGAAGGCATCAAGAAAAAAATAGCCAAGGTCATTGCTAAAAAAGTTCCAAAGGCACTGTTAGGTGCGATTGGTAAATCCGTGCCTTTGCTGGGCGCGGCGGTCGGATTGGGAATGGCAATGAGTCGTCTGGTTGAGGGTGATCTTTTTGGTGCTGGACTTGAAGCTGTATCTGGTTTAGGATCGGCCGCGACAGCTATTCCAGCTACGATAGCTGGACTCGTGCGAGATGTATACACTGAAGTCTATGAAGTTTCACCTGAAAGTGATCCGGCTGTTGGAGAACGAATGTCCGAATTGAAACAGATGGTGGAGGACTCGGCTACAGATTTTCTTCAGAATAAAGGCGAAAGCGCGAAGGCACCAACTGAAGAGCCTGCTCAAGGTTCTCCTACGCCAACTGAAGCGCCAACTGAAGCGCCAACTGAAGAGTATGCTGAAGATATGGACTTTCGTACGCCAACTGGACAGCCCGCTCAAGATTCTCCTACGCCAACTGAAGAGTATGCTGAAGATATGGACTTTCGTGCGCCAACTGGACAGCCCGCTCAAGGTTCTCCTACGCCAACTGTACAGCCTGAACAGCCCGCTCAAACTGCTTTGGCCCCCATTCTACCCCCATCCGCCCCGACGAAATCACTGACTCCTGTTCAAGAGAGACTAATGCAAGAACGAGCCAAACAAGTTCTAGATGCCCAAGCTCGGGGAGGGCGGGGACTAGCTGAACAGCCTGTACAGCCTGTACAGCCTGGACAGCCTGTACAGCCTGAACTTCAGGCGCCACCGCCCGCTCAAGGTTCTCCTACGCCAACTGAACAGCCTGAACTTCTGACGTCGGAGCAGCGGGCCGCTGAAAATGCTGCATACGGAGACAAGCTGGACAAACTCAGGGGATTGGCCATGTGGGATCAAACACCCGGTGTACCTCGATCACAACGACCTCCTAAAGGAGAGGTCCTCCCGTCGGTTAAAAAAGCATTGGACGAACGAGCCCAAATGCTCACAAATATCAGAAATAAGGGGGCACAACTCGATCAGGGTTCACGCGAGTTGAGTGCTGAAAAAGAAGCGAATGCGGCGGGGCCTGTCGTCAACAATATCACGAATACAACAAACAACAATTCCCCCAAAACTACGGTGATACCTGGAATGCCTGGGACTAGAACTGAAGAAACGACCTGGCTTAGCGCGAATCGAGAAAACTCATGGGGAGACTGACGGCAGGAAGGCAAAATTATTCAAATAGAGATTCCAGGGCCTTGCTATTCACGAATCGATCTATTCCAGGCTCTGCGTTCAGTTCATTCCATTTCTTACCATCCCACCAACGTCCCACTTCTTCATCTTTCCAGAGTTTGTAGTCGCATCGTGAGAACGTGATATTACATTTCGCGCAAGCATAGGACGTATCGGCTCTGTTCTTTTGGCGAAGACGACGACGAACTCGCTGCATCTCCTCCCCAAACCAAAACTTCTTAAATCCAGGTATGCCATCATTCACTGTTCCAAACTTGCCACGTGTGACCTGAAGCCCATCTTGGCAGCACAGAAGATAATTACCGCTGGCCGAAACTGTGGCATAGAGAAATGGCTGATTGCACCGACGAGTCAGCGGCTTACCCAGTGGCTTCATGCCAAATTGTTTCTGAGCATCACCACGTTCCCAATTCATGTTCCCATACCAATTACCCAATAGTCCCGCTTTCAATCGAGACTTCGGCCACGTAGAGGGCTCGTCCATCAGAACAATCATTTTCAAATCAGGACCCCAATACTTCCAGGGCGTGGGTGCATTCTTCGGAGCATCATAGTATTGATAAAACGGATAGCCGCTTTCATACGCTAGTTGCTCATATCGGGCAGGATCGCCGTATTGATCGACATAGAGAACATTGGCTCCTGCATCAAGCAGCGCCTTCATATTCACGGCTCCTGTTAAGAGTTTTGTGCCATTAGTGGTAATTTGAATTTGTGTCTGCGGTGCCAGTGATCGTGCAATTGGGAGCAGGCGTGTCAGTTCAGGATTGAGCGTGGGCTCTCCGACATATCCGCACAAATCCACTCGGACCGTGGGTGATATCTCATTCAGAATAGAGAATGCAGAACGCCACGTTTCCTCGGTCATCAACTGATTATCGGATTTCGGAATAAGGTCAGCGCAACAATGGGCACAAGCAAGATTGCATCCAAACGCAGGTTCAATACTCCACACAAGAGGTGTCTGTGAACCAAGCGGATGAATCTTTTTCGGCTGTTTCACCTTCAGAAACGGTGGGCTTTTAAGTTTTGATTTCGATCTGATCGTTGCAAAGAGTTTGAGTTCTGTAGCCATAATTTATTCCTTCACAGTAAAAGCGACCTCCCCACCTAGCCTTTCGGCAGACCACCTTGTGATCTTGTCGGTGGGGAGGAACCTTTACGCATGGGCGAACTTATTTAGTTTTCAGCCCCGTCAGCAATTTCATTAAACATATCGAGGGTCTTAGAATTTTCATCCGACAACACCTCGCCTTCATCATTATCAAAATTTCTGGCGATAGTCTTTCGCTGAATAGCCTTATCAAGGGCATTCGAGGCAGGACGTTGATTCCGCTCTTTGAAGCTCTCGAACTTGTCCTTGATTTCATCATAGGACTTGAACAGCGAGGGATCAATAAATGGATTCAGCGCATAACCTGATTCCCAAATCTTTCGAATTTCGGCATCAGTCTTGGCAATCGGGCCAGCCTTCTCAAAGGCACTCAGTTCATAATTACGATAACCATCTAGCATTCGCGCCTTCAGCACAAAGTTCGCACCCTCGAACAAATGAAACGGATCGATAGGGGCTTCTTCTGCAAACGGCGGCTTAGCGGCCAGACCGATCTTATCGAATAATGACTTCCCGAATGTCACGACCTTGACCTTACCGTTGAGTTCAGGATTGACAGGATCATTGATAATCAGAGCGTTCATATAGTAGGTGACTTTCCGCTTCTGTAGTCTCCCAATATCAATGTTCGCCTGAATCTTAGACGACCAGAGCGTGGTATTATCCTCGCACACGGGGCAATCTCGCCCGATGGTCGTGGGGCAATCGACACGAAACCACTTACCATTTGGCGTCTTGAACGAATGCCGATAATGACGAACCCAATTTGCGGGTTCATTGTATTCAGATTCGATACGAGGTAAGAGTCGAACGACGGCTCGTCCATTACCAGCAGCATCAACCTCAATAAACCACAATCGTTCATCTTGATTGTACTTGTTGTCTTGCGTCAGGGCTGCGGTTAGTTTACTTAGATCATTTCGTTTTAGTGAGGCAAATACATCAGTCATTTTAGAACTCCTTTGAATTGTAAAAGTAATAGTTGTTAAATAAGAGATACAAGCATTTCAGCATTTTTGGCAGTCAACTGATTGAACGTCCCTTCACAAAAGGGAGCATACTTCGTGAACAAAAGCCTAAATGCTGGCCATTCAATGTCATCATGAATGGCTGTGTTCCAATGTTCAATGCAATGATGTACCTTGTTGACAAACACGAGCGTATCGAGCGTAATCTCCTTTCTTTGGAACAATTGAATAATTCGCGGCAAGCTGCCCCACTCTGTACAAGCAATCAGCTCGGTGATGGGACCGTACTCTTTGAGTTTCATTAGGTCCGATTTGAGATAGTAGGACACCGCTTGCTTTCTTTTTTGATAATTTCTGAATATATCCATTGTCTCTTCCGTGACCATAGCGTGTTTGAAGAAATATTGATCATGGATACGGTTTGAGACTAAGAAATCAATAATCACCTCCTCGTGTTTGAATTTTTTAGCAAGGAACTGAATGAACATTTGTCGATAATGTCGATTCCTCTTTCGTTTATTGACTGTGCCACGATACTTAAAGAAGTCGTAATTTGTAGTGCCGAAATGCAAACGGATCGATTCATATAATATCTCAACACGTTCAGGATCAATCATGCTACTATTACTTAGTTAATCTCCTTCCAGCTTCCAGAATCGGAAGATTTGTTCATTTCATTTTTCCTTTTTGTTTGAATGAGAGTTAATATTGAATTTCATATTTTCGGCGGTCATGGTTGCTCGTCCCATCGTCGTAGAGCCTCCATTGTCGTCAATTCAGGCACCACGGTTGAGCTATATCGGCCAGTGGTGGCATGGCCGCACAGTCGTACAGTTGCCCACTTGACTAACCATCTGGGCAGTCTCCAGGCGATCCACATTTGCAGACGTTCTAGCTTGTTGGTCATGGCTACTCCTTTCACATTCACAGAGACAATCTACCACGTCTCGGTATAAAATGCAAATCCTCAGCGGTCTGAGCGAGCAGGGCTTTCAACTTCTCATTCACCAGAAGTCCACCTGTATCAATATCCATATCACGCTCTTCCAGCACCATCAGTACCGCCTCAATGACATTGACCTGATGCTTTTTCTTAGTATCAATGACAGTCTGAAAAAACTGTTCTTTCTCCTCGATGGTTGCGGTCATTATTCGGTTGCCTTTCCTGATTCATGCACAAGCTGCTGATAGAGCATTTCCAGTTCCTTGTGCTGAGCCTGTTCCTCGCTAAAATTCTGCTTATGGAAAATCTTGACCAAACCGCGGACAGACTTCTTATCGATATTCAATTCCTCTGCAATTCTCTTGGTGGCCTCGCGGACATATTCACGCTCTCCCTCACTTCGAGTCAGGCTCTTATCCATTTCCTTGATCGCGCCCAGGAGTTTACCTCGCTGTTCACTCGTCAGAGACGTGGCTCCGCCCTTCTTCTCGGACTTCATTTTCACCGTAAACTTTCTCAATCGCATCATCATTCTCCTTTATTAAACTCGATCACGATAAAATAAATGATCCCCAATTTGAGCCGTAAACTCCTTTTGTTTCGCCCAATGGGGCATGACATAGGACGCATGAAAATACTTTGCTGTTCCGATTTTCTTAATTGTACCATATTCAAAGCTGTTTGTCAAGCTACGGCGCGCGATCATCGTAGATTCTTTCCACCATTCCGCATTGATTTTCTTGCTGGGTATCTCACAGTAATATGAGAACTGACAGATCAATCGATCCCGAATTCGAGTGGATTGATGCACCACACCGCAAATACTCTTGGCATAATGGGGCTGATTCACACGATTCAGAATCACCAGGGCTACTGCTTCTTTACCCTGTCTCGGTTGATTTCCTGCTTCATAATAGATCGCCTGAGTTAAACAGGCTTCCTCTGTTTTAGTTATCTGTGGTGGCGTACCCCAGGTACGGTGCATCACGGTTTGATCAGAAGTGATATATCGAAATGCCTGACCTACTGTGGTCGGCTCAAATAACCAGATCGTGACGATGAAAACAATCAGTGGTAATAGTTTCGCTCGAAGCGCAACCATACTTTAACCTCGCATACAGGGTGAATTGCTACTACTTCCGAAGCCATCCTTGAAATTTGACAATGGCTTTGTTGACCAACCAGCGTTGAAGAACATACAGTATACCAGCGGCAATAATCGCAACTGTGAGGGCAATCAATATCCAAGATGATGTTTCAAAATGTGCTTCCATAAGAACCTCCCGAAATAGTCGCCGCACCGTTGTTTGTATACCCATTGGAAATGAATTGAAAAGAAGAGGGGTGAGGCGTGTATGGTCTGTCTAGTAGTATTTATATTTTATTGGTAGCAAACCTCTCGATTCTTCTATTCAGTTCGGGAATAAATTGCTGTTTGTCCTCATGAAACACCTGTGGCTTCGTAATAGAAAAATCATCCACTGCGATCAAGATAGTGATAGAGGGCACGATCAGATTGTTTAGTTCTTCCAGGGCCAGGGCATAGATCGTACTCTGAAGAAAATAATCCATGATATGCTCTTTACGCTTGGGCTTATTAGATCGCTTGAAATCGGTAATACAGGGTATACCATCCCAGAGTCCAAACAAGTCTAATCGTCCCGCAAGTTTCAGTCTATGACTATACACCTGTCGCTCCTGAGCATAGACCATTGAGACATGCTCTTGCAGCGTGGGAACTACCTGACGAAGCAATCGCTGAACATCGGATGAGGTGGCCAATTGATCGAATGTAGACCACTGATTGTTCAGAATTTTCTCTAGACTCTGGTGCATTTTGGTACCCTGATTAGATGCAGCCGTGGCAATACTCTGAGCTTTATCTTTCCCCAATCGCTCTTGCCATTGTAGCAGCCCGTCCTTCTTATCAGTATTCGTGGCAGCAAGAAAGGACGTGACCGATTGGTATTGAGTCCCGTCGGGTAATATGTAGTATCGTTGCCCATCCCGATTCGTCTCGTTCAGCACAAGACTCTCGTGCAGGATTGCTTGGTGAGCAAACGTATTCCACATAAAATTAGGCATCAGTATTCTCGTGAGGTATTGAACCGTCCTGTCTTTACGCTTCCGTGATTCCGCTTCATGATTGGATCACGCACGTATTTGAGAAAATCACTCGGTGGCTTGTCTTTACCCATCACAAAAGGATCAACCATCGCAGGTGAAGCAAGTATCACCAATTCCAACTCTGGATGCTCGGTCTTGAACGTATCCAGGGTTGATATAGACATAGTATGCTCCTGAATTTCCTCTGTCTCACGGACACGAAATGAATATGTGGGCATAATTATCTTCGTGCTTTCTTGAATGCTCGATACTGCTGCCGCACGTATCTGGCGGTTTGCTTAACTAGAATTCGATCTTCATTGGTCGGGGCTGCAAAGAAATCGCTTGAGGTCGGATGTTCATGATCGATATACATGACTCGTGCTATTTGCTGAACAAAGGGATTCTTTATGGATTCCACAAATCGCTCGGCTCTTTGATCCACGGATTGATTCAATTCACGATATATCCTACGCTTCTCGGCTCTAGACAGCTTCGGTTCAGCGACGGCTCGGTATTCTTCTTCCTCAATTCCACTATACACTAACGATCTTGATTTCATACTATTCTCCTTTATAGTTCATTCATCTTTGGGGCACGAGGTGTGGTTCGCCAAGTAATGGCATTGATAAAGTCTACCATTCTCGGAACCGAACTGGCATTGGGCATGATTTCTGCCCGTATCGTGTTCACCGTATCATCGTATAAGACATAGTGAGCGGCTTGTTCTTCGGGATATAAACATACTATCGCATTCATGAACATCATCATTTTATCATTGTTTCGGAAATACTCATCCCAGGCTTCGGTACTGGTTTTCAGCCCAATCACTTCTGGCAACAAGAGCGTGGCATCAATACGTATACCCAACTCGTCCTCAATTGCGGGATAGATTCGCCGCTTAGCCTCTTTCAATTCATCCTGAGATAAGACCGCCAGACTAAAAATTCTGATTGAATGCGGCTGAACGGCCTCAATTAAATCCCGATTCTCCCGCTGATAAATCAGATTATTAGAAAACCAGTCATCGATCAGGGTGTTTTCAAGATCAATATAGAGGTGGGTGTCGCGTCTCATTTTGATCCTTCAGGACTGTTCAATCTCCTCGAGAAATTCCTCCACCGTTTTCACACGACGGACATGGCTGCTGCCAAGCATCGTCGGATCGGCGTTATATGGATAATCCCTTAGATACGACTTGCACTTGCCATTGGTGAACCAATGCACACACCAGGCATTAGACGCTTTATCATCGATACAGAAATGCGCGCCCACGGCTTTGGCCAGCTCGCCCTTGGCCTTGGTTAAAATGACCGTCGGATTGTCAATTCCGCGATCACGCAGCCAGGCCTCGGTCTGCTCTTTCGCCCTCACGCCATGGCGCGCGGTCACGAAGTACACGACATTGCCTTCCTGCTTTATGCGCTCGATCTCATTGAACACGTCCTGGCTCGTTGCCGCCGGCATTGTCCTCCAGAACTCCGCGCTGTTATTGATGTGCTTCCAGACCTCGTCGCTCTGCACAGGCGTCATACAGTCAAAAACATCCCACGACCGATGCTGATGGGAAGTGTGGATCGACGTTCCGTGCAGTGTGTGACCAAGCATGGTGAAGCTCAGAATAAACTCTGCCAGGACGCCGTCTAGGTCGAACATGATCGTCTTCATCGCTGCGTCCTCTCATGCACACGTCCCGCCCACTTAATCAGGTAAGCACGGCCACGATCACGTTGATTTGGAGAAAACTGGGATAGATTTTCCCAAATGTACTTTTGCATAATCGACCCCATCGTCCACCCATGCCATCGGAACAGTTTCAAATAACCGCACAGCTTGATCGAGACGTTCTCGAAGGGCTGAATGTCTGGCGACACGATTTCATCGATAGAGATTCGTTGTGAACCCGCCCTCGCCCGTTTCATCCAAGCGGGAGCGTGTTCACGATCCGCCCAATAATCAATATGTTTCTGTCTCAGACTCATGAGCTTACCCATTGACCACGGCAGATTGTTCAGATTCTTCCTTGTCATTAGCCATGCTCACAGTGGCATCCTGCTTGGTATACAGGTCCAGGAACGCATTCTTGCTGATTTCATCGAATCGATTGAGACAGTAGGTCAGGGCCTTCATACGATTTCCAAAAATCGCATGGGCCTGAACAATCTGAACCAATCGACGGGTCGAAATCGTATCGGTAATCACCTGCTGGTCAAACGAGTCCCGAATTGCAAAGGCCCAATTCACCAGGTTCGTCACAAATTCCTTTTGCTCAGGAGCTTCCTTCAACAGAATCTTGGTCTCCACCACTTGCGTGGGCCAGGACTGTTCAAACATCACAGGGAAACGTTCCAGGAACGCTTCGTTGAGGATATTGGTATACATATACCGACCGCTATCACTCCCGCGTCCCTTCGTGTTCGCCGTGGCAACAATCGTGAACCCAGGCGCGGGAACAACGACCTCGCCCTTCTTCTTGAGCAGGAACGGCTTGCCTTCCAGGACTCGCTGCAAGGTACTGAGATTCGACCCGCCGTAGTCAATTTCATCGAGGCACAGCACCGCGCCCTTACGAGCCGCTTGCGTCACGGCACCATCGCGCCAGACCATCGAATGATTTACCAGAACATACGTGCCCAACAAATCGCTCTCGTCAGTCTCAGGCGTCATACTCACGCAGACAAACTTACGGTTCGTCATGGCGCAGGCTTGTTCAACCGAGAACGTCTTTCCCAGTCCGCTGTGCCCTGTGATGAACACAGGATAAAACTTCCTTGATTCGATGATCGATTTCAATTCAGCGAAATTCTTCATGGGCACGAAATTCGCGTGTTTTCGGGGCACTTCACCCAACCCGCCGTCCTGAATCTTCTGCTCCTTCACATTTTCCTCCTTCGTCACTATCGTTCTCTTCACTGACTTTCTCATGCTCTCCTCCTATTGGTTGTAGTCATCAACATTATAATTATACTGCAATTGGGCCTGTTAGTCAATAGTTTTTTTCGCTTATATTATCAATAGTTTACAGCATACTTGGCCATCATCGGAATGATCCGCTTGGCGATCATGGTCTGCTGTTTATTGATATTCTGCCCCAGCTTGAACACCTTCTTTAAGGTGTTTTTGGTAGATGTCTTCTTCAGAATATTCTCAATTTCAAGCAGGGCTTTACGTTCCTCAACTTCCTTGTTTGAAATCAGCACGAAATTAAATCGATCATAGCCTTCCACAGGCATATCGAAGAAGTAATTCTGCTTGAGCAACTTGGTTTTCTGTATGGCTGTCGCTCGGAGTCTATTCCGCCACTCTCTCCTTTCCTCAAACGAGGCAGAGCGATACTCTGAACGGCGTTCCTCAATTGAGCGCCACTGACCTATCAGGTCTTTCAGCCGATTTGAAATGAACAACCCATAGATATTAACTTGATACGTCTCTCGAATCATATTAAGGATCGCCGTCAGTCCTGGATTGTGGCCGCTGACATCGCGCAGTCCCCCGACATACTTGAGCAGATGGCGGTTACGATTGACATCAACCCAATAGGGTACAATCTTTTCTTCACCAAAATTATAATTAATCGCATGCTCACTATCTCCATCTTGAATAATCATAAGATGGGCAATATCCACATGCTGTTTCTTGCGAAAGTTTCCAATCACCTGATACATACCCAGAAGCGATTCGACCAGTGGCGTATCACGAAACGCCTCATGCTGCGTAATTGAGTGACCGTTCATTAGCCAATATGACTGAATGGCAAACTCGGCAGCAGTGGTGTGAGAACTGAGATATTTACGCAGACCAAACGAGTGGCATCTGAAATATCCCGAAATCTCGTTCTTGTTCTTCCAGTATTCCATCGAGCGTATTTTCCCAGGAAGTCCCGTGGGATTCGTGAACCCGTAGACCTCAAACGGAATCTGCACCTTCTTACAAAACGAGGCCAGAATCAAGACTTGTTTCACACAATCGGCATACTTCGCGGACATAGAGCGTGACCGATCTAACAGAATCACAACCCCATGCGATTTACCCTTTTGCACCACGATATTCTTCAGGAAAATGTTCTCGTCCAGAGCGCGGTACCGATACAGGGCTGCGATATCAATCTCTCCAGACTTCGCGGATTTCTGTTCAGCATAAGACCGAGCGGCCTTCAATCGCTGAAATTCATTGACCATCGCATCGATCATCGGACTAAATTCCTCTTGAAATTTCCGATAAAAATCAGTCGCCGTGGGCACCTTAATCATTTCTAAAGCCAGACCCAAGATTTCCTTTTCCGTCACCAAGCAATTCTCTAGGTTTGCAATAGGCAGTGGCACTTCCTTGAACACCACATCTTTAGAATACGCAAAGGACTCTAGCTTATTCTTGAACGTCTCTTGAGTCTGAATGGTTGGCTCGGCATCTTGCTTCGCTTCCTCGCTCTCGGAACCACCGTTAGATTGCATTATCGATTCATTACTGTCGCCATCATTAAAGCCTTCCTCGGACTCCTCAGCTTCATCATAATACATAGCATCGCTCTCGTCCCCATCCGCATCACAAGCGTTCGCTTTTATTCTCATTTCGTCCTGAAGTTCTTTCATGCGGGCTTTGTCTTGCTCATAAATCTTCTCAGCGAGCGCAATCACTTCCTCAAACGTAGTAACCTGTTCCATCGCGGTGATAGCCCACAATTCACTTTTCTTGAAATCAACAAGCGCCTGTTGTCCCTTAAAAAACAAATTCAGACGGTCGCCCAGGGAAGAATGAGCGGTATCGGCCTTCGTTTGCACACCGAAGAAATTATGAGCAAGCAATTCGCGGCACCCACCGAGATACGACATTCTCAACCCAGGGTAACGAGCCTGAATCAACCGATCCACTCGGGCATCTTCAACCAGGTTCAAATAGCTACCATAGTTCTTGAGCTTGGGACGATCATCAATCGCCTTTTTCCATTCCTCCGCGGGTGTATGTAGCGCATGACTAACCTCATGACCCACAAACATATCGCACAAGGTCGGACCAATACCAACCCAATTCGGCAAAATCAAGCGGCGATTTTTCAGGTCAAACGCGGGGGTCTTGACATTCTCAATATCAACTAGAAAATTCTCTCCTGCCATCAACTTAGCAAGCTGACTTTTCACCGAGAAAAAGTCTTTTTCTCTAATCACGGTCTGTTCTCCTTAATAGTAATCATGGTTCTATTGTATTGAATTTACAGAGAAAAGTCAATAGAAAAGTTTCTTATATAAATCAATAACTTAGCTCACTATGGCTTGTTGATACACTGCATCATCCGTCGAATACAGAACCCGCTTGATGCCGAACTCAACCACAGCGCGTTGACAGCCGATGCAGGGAAATGAATTTGCCATGATGTACTGATTCGTTTCCCAATTGTACTTAATACGTAGCACAACCAGCGTTGACTTTTTCAACTGACGCGAGGTGAGATGATTCAGCGCAAGTTTGATCGCCATCGTCTCGGCATGGAGATAGATTGAGGATTCGCATTTAGCAAATCGAATCTGGAACGGATCAGTCTTTTTTCGATTGGTGCCCAGGGAGATCAGATTATCTTGATAAATGATCGCGGCAGTATGGCGAGACTTGTGCAACCCCTCCGTGATTTCAGCCAAACGAAAGAGCGTATTATGAATAGTTCGCAGATTCATTCTGCTATTCTAAAATGATGCGTCCAGAATGTCAAGAGATTTTTGACTAGAACAGTAGGCGAAAGAGTCTGAAGAATAGTCGAAAGCGAAAGGCGTTGCATTGCATCGCGGATCGCATACACCGCAGAATATAGAGCCGAATCAGAAGTTTCTCATGAAGGGTAACAGCCAGTTCTTTCTTTTTCTCACACTCAATTATGATGGCCCGGCACACCGAGTTATATGCACCGCGAAAACGAATCATAATTTCAGGTCACTCATAACGTCTAAGTACAATTGTGGATTATCCAAACACGGGCTCACATAATTATTTAGCAAAGATCGCTTGTAGGCTCCCCGCACTATCTCGCAGTCTTGCCTCAGGAGAAACGATTGCACTATCACTGTCTGGCCATTGGGCTTGACAATCCAGAAAAACCACAACCCCAGAATCAGAACAAACGCGAGGCACAACGAGCGATTGGTATATGATTCGTGAGACACAGTACATATTCCTCAGCAAACACTAGGAGCAACATAAAAATAATCATTGCTCCGAACACTAACAACACCCAAAGCCAGGATCGATCTGAAAATAAGTTTTGCCTGATTATTGGATATACGACTCTTGTTTACAATGTTCGCAGCGGATAGGCTTTGGTTCAGTCCGCAAACGAATCGTGCGTTTACGACAGGAGATACACCAACAGACAATCTTATCATGGTCGATCAATTCGATATCATAGAGTTGAGTCGGATATATCCACCCAATCTCGATTAAAGGCTTCTGATTCTGCATCGGGATTATTTAGATGAAAAAGAACGGCATAGACCGTTACCACTTTGTCCGAGTATGAGACCAGTTTCAGGGAACTTGACTGGTATCACCAATTGATTCACAGTATGCACGATTAACCTTCAGTTCCTGAAACATATCAAGTTGATCGGGGTCAGAAGATTGTCCATACGTATCTTCCAGCAGGACAAACGACACCACAACGCCTGAAATGATATGGGCCTTGAATCGAATCCAGCGTTGCTCCTCAGAAAAGTATTCATAAAATTCCAGGTTCATCGTGACTCGCCGTAGCTGCATTCCGTTTTCATTCTGCAATAATCCTGTATCCGAAATATAGTATCGGCTCAGACACGGCGCGGGAAACGATTTTGTCTGAAACATAGTATTCTCAGGAATCGGTCTGATGGTGGCGGGAAACGGATAATCGCACTTGACATAATCAAACATACCCATTGGTCTCCTTAGTTAAATGATTTCTGAGCCCTGACGAAGTCGCTCATAGACTGGATTAATTTTCGTAACGGATATCACGGGAATTTGTTCTACACCCAATAGCGAATCTCGTGTCAGAGCGATATCCATTACTTGGCTTTCAGTGTATAAGTAGTATAATTCGACTCTTGTTTCTTCTCAACCAATTCAATATTGGCGAGTTTCAAAAACAAGGGCAATTCTTTCTTGAATTGAGGATCACTGATAGACGCCGAGACTGTATCCCCAGGTTGCATTTTATTCAGAGCTAACCGAATTCGCAAAAGCGGAACAGGACACTTAACATCCAAACAATCGACATCTAAATGAGCCATAGAAATATGATATTACAAATCAAGGGAAATGTCAAATCTTGTTACTGGTCTTCTCTCGTATTGATCGTAAGCATCACCGCCGTAGCAGTTCCCGAGACTGTTTTGCGGCCAACAGAACCGATTCAAAAATCGATTTGTTGGTAGATAGAAACTCCTTAGTCTGATTGGAATACTGCGCCATCTAGATACTTCTCTATTATGTATTTATAATCGATTGAATGTCTAGGAGGAAAGATTATGCTGAAATAATTGTTGTTCCAGACGATCTTTTTTGCGCCGATAGTATTCGATTCGGCGGGCGTGTTTAATCAGCATTCGTTCAACTCGCTTGAGCTTACGACGATACTGCGCCATATTCAGAATACCAGGGAGCAGATAATCTTCATGTTGCATCTTAACTCGCTTCACGAACCCGACCTTTTCGAATCAAAGAGCTAATTCCCATGATCAAAAACAACAGTACCCATACCAGACTCTTTATCACGATGGTCAGAATCCACCAGATCAATCGAACAGCCTGATAAATGAGATAGCAAAGTCCCGCAACCAGGGCGAGACCGATACCCCAACCAAGCGAGGTGCTGAGAGCTGAGGATGAAAAGACTGGAGTTGAAACTAATTGCATGATATTTTCCTTCTGTTATTGGGCCAGCCCTCGCTACGCAGTGATCAGCCCCTAATTCAAACTTGACTCTATTATATATTATATACCAAACAGGAGAAGAAAATCAAGCATTTATTGCATGATGTTTTTGATTAGAGCAAACACAACCACTAGAATTGCTAACAGATATAGAATCATGTCTCCAAAATAACTCGGTTGGTCGGGGGGTCGATTAGCATCCTGTGTCATTAGCATCTTCCTCTTCTTTTACGTAAAACATCAAATCGATATCGTTCTCATTTTCATTTTCATGAAATGATCGGACTCGTTTATGTTTCTGTGGGAGACTGTGTTGCTCATATTGCTCCCGAAACTTGGTTTTGGTTCTCATTTTTTCTAGTGATCGACTGCCTTGCATAATTATTCCTCGTTGGTTAAAATTACATACTCCACTGATGCCGAAAAGCGGTCTCTCGGATCAGCTTACCCTGCGCCGCAATATTTCCCTGTGTAAAAAATTGTTCCTGCACTGAACCCTCATTTCCACCTAAACGATAATTCACAGTGAACTGTCCTGTCCCAGCAAACATTTTTGAGTATTGCCGCAGTGCATTACAGAACACTCGATCCTGGCCCCACTTACCATACCAGGCCATACCCAATGTTCGGGTCAGATTGATATCAACGCAGAAACAACTTGAATCGATATGATAGTATCCACCGTTCCAACACGGGGCCACACCCACAGATTCGCATTGATCCTGGCAAACAAAGCTGCCATCTTTTCGGTGAATGTTCCGATACGAAAATGCCCATGGCACTTGAAATTCTTGAATGGCTTGCAGACAACTCTTGGCATGATTCGGGTTCAGCCAATTGTCTGCATCGAGGTACATCACGTAATCGCAATTCATCAGAATCGGTACACTAGCATAGGCTCGGTGAGAGTAGTATTCCTTCCCGACATTTTCTTCTAGTGTAATGAGCTTGATCTGATCACGTTCCTCAAAAGTCAATTGACTAAGCTGCTGAAAGACACGATCCACATACTGATAACCATCAATCACCAGGTAGTGTTTGACAGGAATTGTTTGAGAATAAACACTCCGCAGGCATTGCAGTAATTCTACATTACCAATCGTCGGAGTCACGATACCAATTGTGGGGTCTGCCATAACAATCAATGAATATAGAGTAGGGTGTTTTTCACATCAGAACGAGTTGCGGACAAGTCGCCATCACCAGGAATCACAATCACAGAATAAGTCAGAGAAGGACCCTGTGGCGTCTTGAGCATTTCTGGATAAGTCAGAATCACTTTCGGATTCAGGTGATAGTGTTTAGCCAATCGTTCTTTAGCTTCTTCAACATCCGTGATTGTCCATGCACCAGGAACTTTCTTTATCAAATCACCAAGCAATTCTTTCGGTACGACCATTGCTTGTTTGGTTGAAGTGGGATTGATAAGTTTTTCTTGTGATGGTTGCGCTCCCTGCGAGAAATTGAACAAGAAATTGCTCGGCTTGGTAGAGGAATTAGCCACTGCTGCTACTTTGGTATACGCATAGAATTGAATGTTTGGAAAGCGTCGGGCCAGATCAAAAGCCAATTCCATATATTGAGGACTGAAAAAGTCTCCAGCATCGTGCCAGCGAAAAATGATCGTGGCAGATTTCTTTGTAGCAGACTTCTCGGCATTCGTTAATTCCTTTGTGAGCATCGCGGAAAATCCATCGGGATCATTCAGGAGAAAATTGAGGACACGAGAGGCCGACATAGAAGGGGCGGCGTACTGAACATAGCCACCCTTCATAGCATAACAATAAATTTTGCAAGCCCCAGCGCCAGGGCAGGTATTGACAATCACGAACTCGCCTGTCTTTTCATTGACAGCCAATCCACGTAGAGCGGGGAGACCTAGATTATAAACGATCTGTGTTGCACCACCTGTATGCTTAATTTTTTCGTTCTGTTTCAGTAGTGAGGTTGGACGTGTAGTAATATCTTTTTTCAGTTTATCCAGATCAAAGGTCTTGCCACTTTCATCCTTCACTGTTAAATTGGAGCGATGAACATAGGGCATCTTATACTTATCAGAAGCCAATTTTGATTGCGAATGAATTCTTCCTGCGTAATCCTGCATATCATCAGCACTAATTACGTTCGTTGGCGCACCCAGAAACGAAGCATAACCTTCGTTCAAATAGAATTCCCCAAAGTCAGTAGCCTTAATCACAGACAGACCATTGATTGTCTCCAACAATTCAGCTTCGCGTTGTTCTCGGCAAAATTGAGTAAATCGTTTCATTGTGTCCTCCTAAAACTCAAAACAGTAGCATATAGAGCGAAGCTGGGGAGGCGGCAGAATATACGAATGCCCGACGTAGAATGAACCACCGGCGTATAGATGGGCAAAAGGTATCATACTACTATTTATAATAGAAACGTCCTCTGTTCCTCAGTCAAGACCGCGGGATTTCGCTTTGGAAGTGTCACCTTAACGTGGTATTCAGTCTCAGTCTCTTGCACCTCGACCTCAATCGTCTGACAGCCAGGTAAACACTCTCTCCGAATCGCCCCCGCAATTAGGTGTTCTAATGGAGTATTCATTATATATCCTTCAGTTCGTTCGGAAAGATTTCTTTGGCGAATGAGGGTGTAAGCCCCTTGACTATTTTTGAAAGCGTCTTGGTCATCATGGCTTTAAAAATAACGGCCTCGTCTGCATGAAGCGATTCAAAAATTTGTGTCAAGATCGCTTGCTCGCGCTTCTGAGTCAACTTGTGAATTCGCCGTGGATGATTATCGATGAATAGATACACCTTAGACAGTTCATTATGAATATAGGTATCGTTCATTCCTGGCGCCAGCTTCGAGGGTTTATACTCAGGATATTTCTCAATATCAAATTTGATTTTGGGACTAAGCGACAGAAAGAGAAAATAAGGCAATCGTGACCCATGACGAGTGGCCGAAAATGACTTGAGAATAGCGGCCTTCTCCTGCTTCGTCTTGACATTCGCAAAGCGATCAAACATCTCAGAATATAACTCGTGCATGGGCGTCTCCTTTTAGGTTAGAAGTTTTTCTAGGGCTGTAGTAGTGGGACGATTAAGCCGCTTCGCGCCAAATTCATCTACCACCGAGGCCAGATGACTCAGTCGATTCGTAATGAGGTAGTGATAGAATTCATTATACGTAGAGGGCGCGCATTTCTGATATTCCGAGCGAATCTGTGTTTGCAGAGGATCAGGAATGAAAGTGAAATCGATCAGCTTCTGGTTGAGCTTAAAGCGATCTCGTTCATCCCGATCACGACACGAATCAATTCCTGTGATTAGAAATTCCTGGATACGAGCCTTCCGAAAACTCTTTTGCCGAGCGTCTTTCTTCACAAACGTATCACTCGGTGAGCAGATATTCGGAATACCATCACCGGCATCACCTGTGCAAATCTTTTCCATCAGTGATTGCTTTGCGGTATGCTCGGGTTCAATAAGCATCCGCTTTATTGGAGAATACTGTCTGATAACAAAGGGATGGACCTGATGCAATTGCAAGAAATCCTTATCCGATGAACAAATCAGCACAGGCTCCTGAGCTTCCTTCGCCAGCACTGCAATAACATCATCGGCCTCGGCTCCATCAATCTGCACGACCGCATAGGGCAGGGATGTTTTCAATTCTTTCTTGATATCATGCGAAGCCTGAAGCAATTCCTTGACATGATCGGGTAGCGCATTCCTCTGATCCTTACGTTTGGCTTTGTAGTGAGGAAACACATGTTTGCGCCAGCACTCTTTACCTTCCATCACGACCACTGGTGTTCCGTATTCCTTGGTGAACGTCTTGACCAGGTTTCGGATTGAATTGAGAATCAGGTGACGAATGAATCCCACCTTGTCCACATCTTCACTGACACCAGGTTCGAGTGTTGGGGCGGGATGAAAATGAGTGTTCATCACAGCGGCAAATATTAACTGTTGTAAATCGATCAGAATCACGGCTTAACTCCTTTGGCTTTAGCTTTAGGAACCCCTCAGGATTACTGGGTCCAACAATCGATTCACCAGCACCTCGCCAAGACGCGCTTTGGCTTTGGCTCTATCACGGTTCATCTTCTGGTTCATCTTCTTCGCGTTCCATTCTTTACCTTTGGCGTCAACCCATCGCGCTTTATTTCCCCAACCAAAACGATTGTAATCATATCCACCGTCTACGAAAATCTGCGTCTCAGAATCGCTCTTACATCGGCATTGCACAAAATCGTGTGTGAAATGACTGGCAATTGTGGTATAACAAGTTAGACAGCGAGCCTGATTCTTACAGCGAGCCTGATTCTTCGGGTGCGTATTCGTATCATCATTAATCATAGCCTGAGCTAACACTACCGTACCATCATTACAATGATGGGAAATGGTCCGCACAAGCTTGTGGTTTTCATCGTACACCGTGTACTCATGATGATCGTTGTAGGGATCACTCTTGTCACCCAACTTTTTCGAGAGTAGAGCGTATCTCGTCAGAAGGTTCTTGTTATGAAGTGAAATCGTCACCTTGAACATGATAAAAAATCTTCTTACTTAAAGACCCTCACGATGACGGTCTGCTTGTTGAGCCGTTCCTGCAACTTCATCGGCTTGGTAGTCAACTGCTTCATGATTTTGTTGGTCTGCGGCTTAGTACCATCCAACAACGTTTGCAGTGTTATCTTGGGCTTCCGCAATTTCTTGGTACACGATTCTGTGGTATCAAGATTCTTAATCGTGGTCCCCTTAATCAAGAGGCCACGATCATCAGCCGCGACATACTTGGTCAGGGCACGGTTCTTGATATTGAATCCCCAGACCACATGTGCCCCAGGGACTACTGTGGGAGATTGTCCCGTCAGGTTCATTTCTGCATAGAGAGCGCAGACCTTGACGCTCTTGACCTGTTTGGCAACCGTGGGAAGTTTTTTCTTTCTGGGGGCTCGCAGTTCATTGGAGACCTTGATAATCTCCAACCCCGCATTCATGACATTCTCAGCATATCCGATCAGAGCTTTCAGATCAGCCTTTGAGAGTGTTGAATACCCCTCCACCATTTCGGGATCAGACCCAGACCAAGCGGCCTCCCATTCTTTCTTTTGCTTTAGAGCCCACTGAATCACGAGCTTGGCATGAGGTCCCTTGAGATTATGATTTTGCATGACGCCTAGCGGCGGTGGTATAGTTTCCTTATTCGACAAAATAATCTTGTCAATCTGCTGTTCAAAAATACCAATACATACGCCTGTCTGCCGTGCAATTGCATCCTGAATCGTTGACGGCTTGGTGACCACAGGCTTGATCGGAATGATCTCACAATTCTTTTCTGCGGTCGCAAGACGTTGAGCAGAATAGTGTTGAGCCGCAAACACCGTGAATTCATTCATGCGTTCCTCAAGCCATCGTGTTGAACTCGCGGGAAGAATCCCACCGCGCATAATGATCCGACAGACAAAGCCCAAGGTTGGTGATCGCAGTTCCATATATCGGGCACTGATTTCATTGATCGAGGAATCATGCTTCACGCCCATCTTATTCAGGTAAATTTTCAAATAGTCCTGGAAATACTGGAGAGCCGAATAGACATCAGCATTCTCGCGGTACCATCCAAGCCAATCTGATAATTCAATTGTCGTAAGTTCTGCGGCGGTTTCTCGACTCGGTTCAATCAATTTAATTTTTGCCATGATAGACTCCTCCTAAAATTATTTAGTCATTCTCATTCTCTATTATATCAAAAACCAGCCTTCTTGTCAAGAACAAGACCATTATGAGTGACGACCTTCAAGCACCATGATAAAAAGTCTGTCATAGTCAGAGTATGTTTCATCATATTCAATCTAGGGAGAACCCATTGCACATTACCAGGAATATATCCTTTATTACTATCAATTCGATCTGGCGATGCTATATCCCAATCTGATAAATCCTCACCTGACAAAGCACACTGGCAAATCTAT